CTAGTTACTTAGATATTCACCTCCTTAGCTAGTAGAGGGTTATCTTACCTTGTCGGGGGTATTCGTTAATCTTTTGGTACTTCACTAACAGTTAAAGTTCTGTCGTCATAAACTACAGCTTGATGGCTCTCGCCGTCTTCGATACAAATATCAGGCTGTGGGTTGCCCTGATCGCTAGTTTGAATTTTAACTTTGGTTGTTGCTGGATCGCAATGCGCTTGCACTGTTACGGTTGTTGTCATTTTGTTAGCCCTTATTTGATTTAACTATTAATTTTGTTGTTTCTTTTGTCGATGACGATCGATCGCTTTATAAGTTATCGTCTGTATTCGTTCCAGTATCAATATCACACCAGCAATCATTGATATAGCTAGTCCGTAATCAGTCGGTAGCCATGTCGAGATGTCCATAGTTGTAACCGGTATAACATCGGCGGCTTGAGCTGTTGTGATGCTTGTTGTGGCAACTATTGTTCCAAGCAATATTTTATCTGACAACGTTTTGGTTATTTCGCTTAGCTCTTCCTTGATTATTTCGGCTACTGCTTGCATCGGCATATTTTGTCTCTTTATTGTTTTCAGGATTGCTTAAATATGTCATTGTAGCATATAAAAATATTGCGATAAAAACAAGCGACAAAACCAAGCAAAATATATTCTCTTTGTAAGAGATATCATCTTTTTCTGGCTGGCAGGTCATGTTATTTCAATCCCGGATATTGTTTTAAATCCCACTCGATAAAGTCATCGCCTTTTTTTACGTGCTCAACCTCAATAACGCATCGCTTGATCATCCTGTCGTTGAATCCGTATTTCTTCTGAAGGCAATCGACGAAGCATTTAACCGGGTTGTCAAAATCTGAATTTTTATTGCTGAACCCAAATGTTAAAGTAAGTTCTAAATAACCACTAGGAACATCAAACGGCCTCAAAACTAACATCATCACTCTGATGTATTCATTGTACTTATCCGTCTTGAATCTGCGGCCCTGCCAGGCTTCATTTACAGAAAGAGGCTTAATATTTAATCTCATTTTCTCGTATCCATTATTGCGTCAATAACATTCTGGCCAAACGGTAAGTCATAGTTAAATATCAACATCGAATCAGTCATCTCTTTGAACAGCTCAGATTGAAGCCCGAAATGAGCAGTGAAATTGTGACGGCGATGAGTTACGTTAAATACGCTATTGCTATGCGGATCGTGAAATTCTGCGGGCAATGGCAGGACGAAAAATCCACCAACATGCACCTTGTTGTGTTTGCCCTTTCTGCCCATTACGTGGTGATGCTGGCACCTGTAGCAGTTATTTAACAGCTCATTACTGTAGCCAATGTTTTGATACCAATCAGCTATAATTCCGTGCCACCTCACCTCTAATGCATTCGCCATAATTATTCCTTAAATTTTATTTGACCAAAGTCCGTCGCTGGATTTGAATTTCCGGTCATTAACCTTTTTGCTAACAAAGTCACGTTGGGCGTTTCTAACCGGCGCCCGTTTAATCTGCGGCGCACCCACGTCCTGCCAATTCGTCACCCCGTAATCAGCGAGCCACTTTAAAATAACCAGATTTGCCGCCCGGCGCCCAAGGTTGACTCGAGTTGTTTTAGTGCCGGACTTGTAACCGATAATGAACTGCTCGTTGGCTTCATGACATGCGGCGCCATAATCGTTTCCTAATACCTTGCGAGCGATCCGGTGGAATTTTTTGTCCTGGACGCTGGCTATTTGTTTATAGGTGAGCACTTTATTCCTCACTCTTATATTCAAGCTCGAGCCCGTGCTCATGCCAAAACATCACCAGATTATCACGATAAAGATTGTGCTGTTTTGTTGAGAATAGTGACGTAATTTGAATTAGATCCATTACATTTATTTGCCTTTCTCGCGGCCAGGAGTAAAACCCTATTGGCCGAATTAAAAAATCAATTTTTGGTCCCATTTCCGGATCGGCTAATAATATTGGCAAACCAAAATCCAATTTGCACCCGTTTCCAGCCGTTCGAATATCATAGCCGGTAAACTGGGATATCTTCTTGTACCAAACGTGCTGTTGCGCATTGGCCGACAGGCTACGCTTCTTGCTCCATTCCTCAATACTTAACCGATAGGTCTTACCGCTTAATACCACTTGTCGAATTTTAGCTAGAAGTTCCGGCAAAGAACCGCGGTGAAGCTTAAAGTCTTTCATCTGTTTCACTCCGAATATAGACACTTATGCTCGCGGCTTAATAGACCCATGATTGTCGTGAAAGCAAAGTTCTTTCTCCGCTCGCTTTCTTGCTTTTTTTGCTTCTTTTAACTCGGCGAAGTTTCCAAGGTGATTTTGAATTCCGTCAACAGTGATGTAAGCCCTGTACTTACCTGTTCGCTTATCCAAACATACACCGCAAGATCCTGTTTTATTTGATATATTCAATCTAGCGTTTTTCATATTATCTTGGTGGGATACTTCTCTAATGTTTTTCTCGCTATTGTTATCGCCGTTGCCGTCTATATGATCAATTGAGAATGGAAACCTGCCATTTAGCATGAAAAATATAATCCTATGTACCAAATACCGCTTGTTATGAATTCCGACAGATCTATAAAATGTAGATCCTCTCTTTATTCTACAGCCAACAACCTTTCCTGATTCGTGTCTAATTAGCCCATCTTTCCATTTTAGAGCCCCGGTAAGCCTGTTGTATGAGAATACATTATTTAGATCGCTACATGAAAATCCGTCTTTCAGCCTTCTAAAGCTTTTCTCGCTTGAACTAACAGACATTCTATTGGCTTCTTTTCTACACTGAATGCAACAATAATTTACAGTGTCTCTCCATGATAAATGCCCTTTAAGACAAGGTATTCCAGTAAAGTACCTACTCTCGCCATTTGACATCGCTTCTTTTCTTGTCAACAACATAAATAAATCCAAATTTAACCTAAGTATTAGTCATTGTAATGAAGCATTACTATTTAGTCAATATTTAACATTCCATTCCCCATTTGCCAACGCTGGCGTTTTGGGTGGTAACGACAACGTTAGGATTTTTTTCAAGTTCCGAGTCTATTTTCTTATCAAAATCCTCCCGACTATATTTCGTCAACTGATAGTCTTTCATCTTTTTGGCCGTCTTTGTATTTCTGCATTCGCATTTTCGAGTCGATGATTTAGAAATATAACCTGACATTCCAAGTCATGGACCATCTTAACCAGCTTGGCTTTATCGTCAAGAAGCTGGCCACAGCATGATTGTTCAATTATTTCGCTGGCTTTAGTCATCGTCACTCTCCAGTTCATAATCAACGCGGAATGGCGTTCTTGATGCTACGTCCCTACAGAATGATTTCTTTGTCAACATTCTAACTTCGCCGTTATTGTATTTATTGCCATCAGGGTCGATTAGCCAGCGTTTAAATATAACTCGGTCCTGGTAGCGCCCCGGCATTTTTGCCACGGATAAAACCTTATAAATAACTTTGCCTTCGCCGTGGGCCGTGAAGAATATTTCGCCGTGGCCCTCGTCATATTGTTCAAAGTGGACATTGCATCCGCCGTACCAAAAGTAACTAGCCTTCGTGATTGGCGATCCAAAATGTCCGCTGCTCCCTTCTAATTTGGTTTTATAAAAAGGAAAAGCCATTTCATGCTCACGGCCAACTGATAGATCCGTTTCACTTGATTTCATTTGGCGTTATCCCTTAGTTGTTGTGCGTGTCGTTCATTTAACGCTTTTAACTCCAACCAAGAGTTGTAATGACTTAAAATATTTTCACCTGGCCATATAGTTCCTGTCTCGAACCCTTGCCAGTAGCCTTTCTTTTCAGCATCAGCCCTAACATCAGCAATGCATTGAGCACGGGTTTTGTTTAGTAAGTTAGTTATTTCCTTGTAATCCCTGTGATCCTGCGGATACCCTCCGCAATTACCACCAATTCCACACCTTACCCATTCTTGATTTTTAGATAAGCTTTCATGTAACAATTTAACCTGCGCCTCCAGAGCCTTAATTTCTTCTTTCTGCTCATTATTTGATACCAGCATCTTAGCGACTACATCCGCCAGTTCAGCATTTGTCTGCTGCTGCATTTTAATACGCTCCTGATTGGCATCGTATGCGTTGATTGCCATAGCTGCCGCTTTCATCTGACTCTTAGAATCAGCAATGCAACAAGCTCCACTGTGTTCTATGCAATCAGCAAGTTCCCAACTATCACCTAAATTAAGAGATTCTACGGCGTCTACTTTTCCATCAAACTCATCACTCATTTTAACATCACTCATTTTGATTTTTTCAATAAGCTCTTTAATCTGGGCCCGAAGATTGTCAATGTCACGCTGATCATTGGCTTCTTGCTGCCTGGTATCGGCGCGGGCTTTCCTGTTTTCAGCCTGTTCGATCTGGGTTTCGAGTTCTTCAATTCTTAAATTGCTATTTTTAGTATTCATTGTTATTCTTCCTTTGCTGATTTGGACATTGGTGTTTTCTTGGTTATCTCTTGGCCGCTAAACTTTATTGCTTAGCGGCTTTTTTATTTGGTACCTAGCTCAATTAATTCATTTCTATCAACCATCCTAACAACACATGGCATTTTCGACGGTCTGAATATTACAAACATAGAGCCCTTGGTGTTGCCATTAACTTTCTTGCCAGTAATTGGATGATAAAAACTCAATCGGCCGCCGGTGATAATCCTGATTTCAGAAATCTCACTAATCGGCAACCATTGCGCGTCTAGCGTTGCCGGTACCAACAAAACAGAAGTCACGCCCTTTGCTTTTTGTTCGATGCATTTGTTCATAAACTTTTTAATAAATCCTTTGCCATATGGCGGGTTTATCCATGTGCATTTATGAGTTATTTCGCAATCATCAAAAATAATACTCCAATCAGTTACTAATGAGTTATCTTCCTTTGTTAAAAACAGATTAGGTACCTTAGTGTTTTTTTCTGAACATGCAGCGTCAAGAGTGAAATTAAATTCCTTGTTAATTGCATTAAAAATAACTGGGTCGGTACCCCATGAATTTTTCATGTCATCGTCTAAATCTGAACTAATTAAATCTGTCATTTTTATTGTCTCCATACCATCTTGTGTGTTTGATTTAGGTGTCAGGTTTAAGGCGCTTGCTCGCCTCGGGCCTTTGCTAGTATCAAATCAAGATGTTCACATGAATTATCACCAAAATTCGCTTTCTTTTCAGCAATAAGATCAACCAGTACATGATACATTTCAGGCGCCGCGGAGATTAAGTGAGCGTTAGCTGCGTTAACATCAACACTCTGATAAAGGACGCATATTTCACTAGTACCGCTCCTTACGTATTGGACACTCTGATTAAGGCTGTTGAAATCTTTACAATGCCACTCGCCTTGCGTAAACTTTTCTTCGCTCATTACTCTCTCCTGTTGTTATGGATTTAATTTAACTTTCAAAACTCTTCTTGCTAGCGATTTTGTCTCTTTGGTAAAATCGTCCGAACTGATTATTTCATTTAGAAATTGAATGTTAAAACGACTTAGGGTTGCTAATGAATATGAAGTTTTCATGATTATTCCGCCCTTAATGATTTAAGTTGCTCTTCGGTATAGTCCCCGCGAAGAATTTTAATTAGTAGTCTAACGCCGCGAAAATAACGATTGTCGCCGCGGATATTAAACTTACCGGTTGCTGGCCAAAGGTCGGCAATCTTACCGTTATGCCTAATAATAAAATGAGCACCGTTATTTTTAGCCTCGTAGCTAAAACCGTTTTTACCTAACATGGTAATTGTTCCATTCATGTTATTGCGCTTGCGGCATTTAGATGCATGTGCCCGTTGCTCTTTTGTTGCTGCGAATATTTCGCCTATTTCACTCATGATCTAGCTTCTCCCTGTATTTATTAACGCCATCAGCAAGCGACTGCATACCACTTGATTTTTCGCGCTTGTGTTTATCAAGTTCAATTAGCCCGGGTAATTTACTTGGCAACAAATTAACATCGGTTCGCTCATAGTTTTTATAAGCGGCTACGAATTCCTTGTGGGCCCAGGTCATTTTGTCCATGGTAAGGCCGCAAAGCTTCTTCCAGCCGCCGAACGCTTTAACTGCGGCTAATGCTTGCTTATCTTCCATTTTAAGCGAACCATACGAGCCAATGCGGCGTATTTCTCCTTCAATGACATGCCAGGCTACTTCAGCCTTATCATCAAGCGCCTGTTCGTTCTGCTTGCTGGTGCCGGTAATGAACTTCATTAGGTTGGCTGGTTTAGGTGAGAACATGCCAGCATCAGGGCAAGCCATGTGCTGATAAACAGCTTTTTCAAAAACTTCTATTGAATGAGGCTTGAATAAGTTCCACCAAAGAAGAACTTGGGGCTCAGTAAAGTCTTCACCATAAGTAACATTGATCGCCGTGATCAACTCCCTAAATTTGTTGCCATCGTTCTGATTCATTATTTAAGCTCCACGTTTTGAAGTACGTTAATAGTTCGTTGAGTTGACGCGCTAAACTGGCTTGGTGACACTTGGGTTTGAATGAAACTTTCAAGTTTTTCACCAGCTCGACAAATCAGCTCAATATCATTAAACGGTTTTTGGCGATCGTTCTGGCCCATGGAAAACGGATCAGCTCTACAACCGTCAATAGCCGCTTTTATTTGATCAACGGTGTAACCTTCTTTCAACCTGGCTTTAATTGCCTTGTCGCGTTTGCTGGTTAGCTTGCTGGTTGAAATTGATTTTCCCATCACATCACACCAGTATTGGAATAAATCAAAAACAGAGTTAGCTTTAGCTGACGTATTACTTAATTGGTTAGTGGTTAATGGTTCTTGGTTAGTGGTTAATGGTTCTTGGTTAGTGGTTAATGGTTCTTGGTTAGGTGGCGCTTCGTTCACGGTAGGTTTACCGGTAGTGATAGCTTCGTTCACGCTTCGTTCACGCTTCGTGCTCTTTTTCCTACGCTTCGCCTCCCTTTCTATCGCGATTCGTTTATTGATCTTCCCCGTTTCATGATAGCGATCTAAATCTTCCTGGATTCGATTTTGAATAAAAACGCCATCTTCCTCAGTGAAGAACTTTTTGAGCACGAACTTAACCGCATCAACTTCAGCCTCCGAAGACGCCCAGACCCAGTCAATGGCATCGTCAACCGTTGGGAATATTTCACGGTCGTAGCACGAATCAATTAACAGCGTGTACGCTCCGTGCTGCAAAATTGATAATCGTCCTGCTTTTTTGTGATAATCGCCAATATTTCTTTTGTAATAGTGCATGGCTTTAGGCCTCTTCTTCGCCTTTACGTAGGAAATCAGCAGCAGAAACACTAAAGTAATCAGAAAGCATAACTAAGTTACTACCGCTAATTAACTTAGTTCTTCGTAATGTGCTCATTGTGGTATCAGAAATACCAAGGATTGTAGCTAGATCCTTAGCCTGAAGGTTTTTGCTAGTCATAAATAGACGAAGTGCCTTACCGGCATCCATGTTTGCTAATTTAGGTTTTTTATCTTTCATTTTTTAATTCGCTTTGTTAGTTGTCGATAATTGAACTATAAACTAATTAAATATAAATGCAAGGAATGCTTGCATTAATTAAATCAATAGGCTAATCTTTAAATCATCAGAACGAAACATCAACAGAAATTAAGGGAACGAAATGAAAGATATTAAAAGTAAAAAAATACTGTCTGAAAAATTAAATTTAAAGGTCGAAGAAATTAAAGAGGGGCTGAGCGTCGGCGGCTCTCTTTACCTCAGAGGCACCCAAATTACCGAGCTACCGGATAACCTGAGCGTCGGCGGCTCTCTTGACCTCGGAGGCACCCAAATTACCGAGCTACCGGACAACCTGAGCGTCGGCGGCTCTCTTGACCTCGGAGGCACCCAAATTACCGAGCTACCGGACAACCTGAGCGTCGGCGGCTCTCTTTACCTCGACGTTAAGTCGTTCAAATCATGTTTGTCTTATCGAGAAAATTGCGGAAACAACAACAGAACTATATTTAGTGTGTTTATTGGTGGTCAGTTTAATATTTCTGCTGGTTGCTTCTTTGATGGTTTTGATAAATTCGTTGCAGCCGTAAAAAATGACTATAGCGGAAAATCAGCAGAAAATTACATCAAAAAAGCACAAGATTGTGTTAATGAATTGACTCAAAAATTGAGTAATAAATCTTAATTATCAAAAACAATCCAGCACCGAAACCCCGCTTAACTGCGGGTTAGTAGGTACATCAACAGAAATTAAGGGAACGAAATGGAAAATATAAAAAATAAAATCAAAAAGATCGAAGATGCTGAAACGTTAATTGATAATTTGAACAGGCTTCATGAGGATTGCCAAGCTCCACACATCGATCCTGTTGTTTGCTTCTCCAATTGCGGCTCACTAAGTGGGGCCGTAGTTATTGACTTTAATTTGTTTGAATTAACTATTTCGACGCAAATTAAAACACTGGAAGCATCTATTAAGGGTGACAAGGCTTTCGTGATGGGCATTGAAATGATGCTTAATAAAGCAAGCCAAGGAGACAAGTAAAATGAACAACGAAATCAAAACAGCAATATCCAAGGCGATGAGTAAGCTGGTTGGCTTGTCTTTGAATGAGAAAGCGATGAAAGGGAATAGTATGCAAGTAGCTTTGCATGGTGAATACAATCATTCTATTTGGGTTTGCACTCCGAAAACTAACTTTGAAATCGTCTACCCACCATCGTCGGTTGAAGGTATTCCAGAGTTTGAATCAAAAGTCGAAAAGTTAATGGCCGAAATTAAAGTCAAGTTCCACACTCCCGCCGAAGTTATGTCAACGCTAAGCGCCGAGGTAAATGAATAATGGCTAAAGGTGAATTGGTTGTTGAACACAACCAGGAAGTTCAACTTCCAACGATAGTAGCGCAGCAAAATCAGTACATGAGTTTAATTCAACTTGCTGTTGAAAAGGGTGCTGATATTGTTCAGCTTGAAAAGCTTATGGATCTGCAAGAGCGTTACGAGGCTAACCAGGCCAGGAAAGATTTCGCCGCGGCAATATCAAAATTCCAAAGCATGTTGCCGGTGATTGAAAAAAATGGCGTTGTTGATTATACAAGCGCCAAGGGCCGAACTTATTACAACTACGCCAAGCTTGAAGATATTGCTCACGCAATCAAGCCAGCGTTAAAAGAAACCGGCTTGTCTTATCGTTTCACCCAAAGACAACATCAAGACTGGATAACTGTCATTTGCATCGTTACCCACTCAAACGGTCACTCTGAAATAAGTGAATTAACTTCTCAGCCTGATATTAGCGGCGGCAAAGATCCACTTAAAGCAATCGCTTCAGCAATCAGCTATCTAAGACGTTACACGTTAACCGGTAGCCTGGGCATTGTTGTTGGCGGTGAAGATGATGACGCTGGCGCTGCTGGTTCCGACCATCTTGTTGATGGTGAACAAACACCAACAGAAAATCAGGGATTCTATCCTGATGAATCTTTTAACTCAGTGTTTCCTAAATGGGAAAAGCTGATCTTGGAAGGAAAAAAAACACCCGATCAAATTATTTCTAATGGAAATAAAAAGGGAATAACTTTTGGGCCTGATCAATTACAAAAAATAAACAATGTAGGTAAAGCATAATGAAATTATTAAATTTATTACAGGGTTCCGATGAATGGATCCAGGCTCGTTTAGAATACCTTTGCGCCAGTGAAGCTCCGGCCGTTATGAATGAATCAAAATTTATGACGCGCAACCAATTACTTGATCTTAAAAAAGGTTGGTTATCAAATCCTAATTCATCATTCAAAGAAAAGCTTTTTGAAAAAGGCCATGAACACGAAGATCAAGGCCGTGAAATATTAGAGCTTGAAGAATGTGAAGATTTTCCTGCTTCAGTTGGCTTGCTTAATGATCAGTACCTAGCTTCATTTGATGGCCTTGGTGGTGATGTTGGCGCTTACCTTCCTTGGGAACATAAAGATTGGAATTTAATTCTTGCTGAAAACGTTCGTAACGGCGTACTAGAAGCCCTTTATTATTGGCAACTAGAACATCAAATGCTAGTAGCTGATTGTAATCAAATCATGTTTACCTGTTCTGATGGTACTGAAGAAAATCGCGTTTCAATGATTTATACGTCTGTTCCAGATCGCCGCCTTGAACTAATAGCAGCTTGGAAACAATTTGATATTGATCTTGATGCTCATGAGATAGAAGCGAAACAAGAAGTTGTTGTTGCCCAAAAGGCTAAATCATTACCTTTGATCACATTTGAAGTTACCGGCACAGAAATCACATCAAACGTTCAGCAAGTATTAATCGAAATAACTGAACGATCTGAAATTGAAATGAATCGTGAGCTTGAAACCGATCAGGACTTTGCCGATAAAGACAGTTTAAACAAGGCAACCAAGGCAACGCGGGAAAAATTAAAGCGAATTGTTGAAGATGTTCAAAATAAATTCGTTAGCTATTCTGAATTTGCAGGTGTTGCCGCTGATATTGATTCAGTTCTGCAGAAAATGCAAAGTCAAGGCGAAAAGCAAGTTAAAGCCGCTAAAGCCGCTAAGAAGGAATCAATAAAAAATATTGCTGAAAAAAAAATCTCAGATTATTCCGCCGAAATAGATAAACTGATAAATCCAATTCGAATATCTTCAATTTATACGGCTGGAATGCCTGACTTTGATCTGGCTATGAAAAACAAGCGGACCATTGAAAGCTTACAAAATTCTGTTGATAGCATTGTTGCTGAATTCAAAATTGCCGCCAATGAAATAAAAGATAAAGTTATTGCCAATTTATCAACGCTGCGTGAGCTCGCCGGTGAGTATGAATTTTTGTTCATGGATACGCCGGATCTAGTAAAGAAAGAAAACGATGATTTAATTGCCGTGATAAAAGTTCGCATTTCAGATCACAAAGAAGCTGAAGAAAAAAAGCTCACTGAACAGCGTGAGACAATGCGCTTTGAAGAAGAGGCCAAGGCTGAAAATAAAGTCAAAGGACAAAATTTAGTTTCATCTTGGCAAGAGGCTTTTAATTCAGTGAAGGCGAATGATTCAATTGAATTTGCCCAATCTAAATTTGATTGGATTGCAAGTTTTGATTGCGATGAGAAAATATTTGTAGACAATTTCAATGAAGCTCTCGATATTTACGACAACTGTTATGTCGGCATAAGCGATCGCTTGGCTTACTTGAATAAAGCTGTCAAACAAGCACGCCAAGATCAAGAGTTAGCCAACCAGGTAGAATCTGAAGGTGTTCTATCGCAAGTCGAGCAGTCCGGCCTCGCCGATGAAATGCAAAGTGAAACCGAGCAAGTTTCAATGTCTGAAGTAATGGCTGAGTCAGCGCCAACATTATCAGGAATGGATCTGGCGTCCGGCCAAAGTGAGACGATAGCGGTTGAATTGGTCACAATCACCAATAAAGAATATCAACAGCTTCTTGATGACAGCCTGTTTTTAGGTTGCTTAATTGGTGCGGGTGTCGATAATTGGACCGGGTATTCCGATGCCCAAGAAGCAATGGAAGATCTTCAGTTTCAACCTCAAAATTTAACCTAACTAGTATTAAAAACCGTTACTTTTAACCAAAAAGAGAGATAACATGAAAACTATTCTATTCTACAAAGTCGCGACAACTGGCCTTATTAAATTCACAGAGCCAAGCGGAAGCGATAGCCAGCCTCATTTGGTTCAATTGGCTGCTATCCTTTGTGATGGTGCCACGCGCAAGATTATCGACACTATGGACGTTATTATTAAACCTAGTGGCTGGATAATTCCCCAAGAGACTACCGATATTCACGGCGTTACTAATGCATTTGCCGAGAATTTTGGCATCCCTGAAGCGGAGGCGTTGCAAAAATTTTTAGAATTGTGCGGTGATGCCGATCGGGTTTCTTTTGGCAAAGCATTTGATC